CGGTACCATGTTCATTCTCACTCTGAACTTCGGATCTGCTACGTAGACACAGTTCATGGCTCCTTCAACGAATCTAACCTCCCACCCCTTATCCTGTGGACACTTTGAAGTGCAGCCAAATCCAGTCTGGGCCTGGTTAAATTCAATAGGACACTGAAATGACTGTCCTGCTCCCATTATCTAGTAGATAGATAGATTCCAACCGAGGCACCCACGCATAATGCCAAAAATCCAACAATGGACGCATACGGGCTCGGAACAACAAGAAAACCGACCAAAGCAAGAAGAACGCTAAAGAGAGCAACCTGAATCACCTGAAGATTCTTGACCGTAACAATTCTCGCTTCTGGTAACTCAACTGGCTGAGTCTTGGACCTAAGCGGCTTAATCTCTTGAGATGTAGCCTTGAGCTGATCGGAAACTTGGTTAGCGGCGTTGAATGCTGCGTATTCAGTCTGAATCGCACCGTGTTGCTCTTCAATTGCTCCCATTGTTTACTGGTTCGGAATAAACGCCTTGTAGGTAGCGAAGAACGGGGCGACAATGCGAGCATCGCGATTTGCTCCCATATCGCGCCATCCAAGAGGGTTGGGAACGGGATTCACACCCTTGCTCAGGTAAGGGGCCAGAGTGGCAGACATACGAAGAAAACGGGTGTGCTCAGAAGCATCACCAACCATCGCACGACGAACAGGAGGATTCACTTGTCCAAATGGCGAAGTAGGCATTTTTGTTTATGAGCAACAAGATAATGGCGGGACTCCCGAGTGATTTCGTGACACTCCTAAACGCATACAAAGAGAACCTTGCGTCATACAGAGTGACAGGAAATACCGCATACCAAACAGCCTATCAAAATGCTCTAGCGGGATTGAACCAGAAGCTTGCTCAAGTCGAGGCTGGAGTTCAGCAAGATTCTGCGTATGTTCAAAGTGTAATAACTCAATATGCCAACGCAAACCCGAAACTTCAACGTCTTCATGAGAAGTCTCAGGAGATTAAGAAAGTTGGACCGAAACTTCAGGATCAGTACATTCAGACAAAGCAGCTGAATACACCTGCGATTCAGCCTGTCGATCACACACCTCTATACATAAAGGGTGCTGTCATTGTCGGATTGCTAGCCATCGCAGGATTCGCTGCAGCACGGTGACCTCCCTTAAACAGAATGACAAAAAACAGAAGGACACACGAAATAAACAGCCCTACTGCGTAACCGAAAAAGGCATCATCAAAGTTTGACTTTTGGTCATTACGAATTCTACGAAGTGTTTCGATTTTATCCTGACTTGTAGCCAAACTGTTATAGTCATGTTGAATACGAATTAACCGCTGTACGAGATCAGCTCTGTATTTCTCTATGTTTGCAGATCCATCCTTCACATCTGCAACCTTCTGAAGCATCTGGGCCAGCACATCAGACATCTGCTTATTCAAGCTCTCAATCTGAGCTGTAGAACTAGGGTCTCCACTCGCAATGAGGCGTTCATAGTTTGCGTGGAGTGTTTGGTATCTCTGCTCCAACTCGTCCATTATTACTGAGTAACATTTACATCTTCAACGCAATACCTGTAGGCAATAGACCTACCAGCAGAAGGGCTGTGGCGAGTTACCTCAATGACATCTCCCGGAACGGCTCCAACCCACTTTGCCATCGGATCTTGTGAATCGATCCACGGAAGTTCCTCCTTCGGGTCACGAACCTTGAACTTAGCAAGAACCTTAACCTTCTCATCCTCTGTCAGAATACGGTGAGGCACTGTGTCTCTGTGCGTCGTATACCAAACAGCCGTCTGAAGCTGGAGGATATGGAAGAACTGAACCCTCTCCTTCGCATAGGACTTCACGGTCTTCAACACATTCTCAGAAGCAGGTGACATGGCTACGATGATGATCCCATTGGTGTGCCCGTTCTCCTTTGCAAAGGAGCCAACGATATAGTCAATGTCCTGAGACAACATCTTGTCCTTCTGGCTGAAGCAGGTGAGAATTGAGCCGATTCGGTACAGCGTCACCTTCTCCATCTTCTTGTCGTCCGTTGTCACGAGTTCGACATCTGTGGGCAGCTTGCGAAGCCCAAGCATCGTCTTAAGAGTGTCAAGTGCGATTTGCTCCATTGTGCTTTCTTCGTCTTACATTTTAGACGATTCGTTTTTTTCATGGTCTTGAACAATGAAGCACATTGTATGGTTTGTCTTAGCCCTTGTCGTCCTCGGGTTTGTTTGGAGAATGTTCTCAAAGGAGAAGTTTGAGGTCGCATTCTTCGACACGACACAGGAGAAAAAGAGGGCTGCTGTTGAGGATTCCTCGTATGCTCAGCAGACGAACCACGTTGAGCCCTCTCCGTACAGCTCTGGACCTATCCCTGGTCAGGAGTCTCCGTTTCGCGTGAATCAGTTCAATGCGTATGTGACCTAAAGCTCAAGAACAACCTTAGACGTCGGTAGTGGTTCTGGCTTTGTTCCTTGTTCACGATGACGAACAACGTCATCCCAGAAGGCTTTCAGTGCAGGCAGACGAGTAGGAAGCCACTCTGGATCCTTCGGAACAAAGTCCTTCTTGATTCCACTCAGAATCCAGTAGATAAACTGATGAGTCTCCATGAGCGGGGCTTGCCACTCGTGAATGTCCATCTCAACTGGCTTGTAGTTCACCTTCTCCTTCTCGTCCACAGCAAAGGCTCCCTTGGTCTGTGTTGAGGACTCCCACTCCGAATAGAATACCTGCTTGAAACGAAACTCGGCATACTCGCACTCATCAATGCCCGTACACTCCATTTGCATCTGCATTTGGTGTATGTAGGCATCCGGAATCGCGGGCTTCTCTACACGGCTCATCGGACACTTGAACTCAACCAGACGACCATATCTCATCGGGTCTGACTCGTCATTCGGAACAATCAAACCATCTGGTGAAGCTCCGAGAAATGAATGGATTGGATGAGTACAGCACCCAACATCAATGACAGTACAATTCGTCGTCTTCTCAAAGATTCGCTTTGCTACTGGCTCAAAGCGAGTTCCCCAAATCAGCGGAGCAATTGAGTTCGAACCGCTAGAACTAGTAGGAGGCTCAAGCTTCTTCAGCAGGAGCTCAAGACGGCTGGCATCAGACAACCAAACCTTCGTGACCTCTGACGCAGTAATCATCGTGCCGCGCTTGTTGTGCCACGCATCTGTTCGCTGATCTTGATTTCCGTAGAGACGAATCGTTCGCTCAAACATTCGATCACGCAACCAGAGTCGTCCAACTGTCGATTTCATGAGGTCGTCCGTTAGCATCACCATTTGCCTCTTCAATTGTCGGTATGACAACTGAGGCTGAAGCTTCCGACATAGGATTATAAACTGGCGAATTCTGATGTTGAGATGTGTATACGGTCTGTTCATCAATAGATACGAGGCTAATACATCCTTCATTCCCTTTCTCTGTCATGGTCATCATATTTGTAATTCCGTTTTCTTTGCGTGCTATGATGCGTTTTTCATACTCTTCTTGAGTTAGCTTCTGAAACCCCTTTGTGTCCTCAAACATATCCTCAACCAACTTTTTGAACTCGGTCTCATGTGCCTCAATCTTGTCAAGTGCTGCACCCGCATCCTCAATCACGGGCTGGACATCTCCCTCCTTAAACTCTGGGTCTGGGAGTGGAGACATATCGCGAACCATCTCCAAGAATGAGTCGTATTCCTTATTGCCGGTGATAGACACATTGTTACCGGAAAACTTCCTCTTCATCATGTATAACGCCAAATCTACTGGGTCATTAACGTCCATTGTCTTTACACTACAGTCCCACTTTAAGCGAGATAACCGCAGTAAGAATACAAAAATGGAGGTCATTCAGAATCGCGATCACTGGGTTCTCCACCGTCTTGAAGCATTCTACTCAAAGGCCGAAAATCTCAACCGTGTCAAGTCTATTCTGTCAGGAGAATCTCGCATCAGTCTTCGTCTTTTGGATTGGCTCGTTACCAACTACGCAAAGAAGCACAATGTTTCGTACCTAACGTCTGACAAGCGTCACGTCATTGTCTATCTGGCGTACAAGTCTCACCTGAAGGCGTACAGCAAAAAGATGTTCGACCCGTTCTGCAGGTGGAAGCGTATTCAGTTTATGGAGATGGATACAACAGTTGGCCAGCTGAATTTTTTTGAGTGGGCAATTCAGGATGAGGTTCTGAAGTATCTCGAGGACAATTACGATGAGGTTCACGCAGATATGGAGGCCTGTTCCACTGTCGTTCAACCGAAGACAGCAGAGGATGGTACTCGCAGAAAGCGTCACGAACTCTCACGCTCTGCTACGAAGGGAGTGCGTCACCACGATGTCAAAGTTGTTGTGTCGTTTGAGTAAGATGCTTTCCGTCTTGAATCCAACCTTTGTCTATCCTGTTTCAAGGGATATCAGCGAACACGACGTTGATGTCGTATCAGACTTGTGGAATATGGACGGAAGAGAAGTTTATCGCGGTTCTCGCGATACAAAGTTTACTCACGCAAATGTTTACTGGCTCTACGATGAGGATCTCACTCGTGTTGGCTGTGTAGAGCACGACCTGAAGAACCACGCAGAGTTCAAGTTGCTCTGGTTTCAGGATAGCCCATTCGGTACTCTGCTGCAAGAAGAGTGGGAGATCGGTGACAGCATTTGGGTTGAGCTTCCAACAAATACGGTAGATCGATTCATGAGTGAAGGCTGGTCTACTCCGGGTCTCTTTCTTGAGAACTGTCTTCAGGGTCCACTTCGCATCGTGACTCCTGCCATGATTCTCCATCGTCCAGATGTATACGAATGTAAAAATTGCAAGCGGCGTTCGCTGCGTCCAATTCATACAGGTTGTACACGGGTTCCTCTCGACTTTCCTGATAAGTCAAAAATTCTGTTTATTGACGGGGACATGACTTTACATATCCCCCCTCCTACTTCACGTGTTTATGAATTTTTTGGTTTTACAATGCCGCAGCAACACGACGACGATTGGTCGCCTTCGCCGGAGCCGCCGGTGCTGGAGGACTCGACTGAACCTGCTCCGGAGGAGTTGCAGGTCGCTGATCATCCGTCGGAACCTCCACCGACTGAGTCTGCTCCTGAGGCTCCTCATCCTCCTGAGGCTCCTCCTGAACATCCGCAAACGCCGCTGCCGCAGTCGTCCGCTGAGACGGCAGAACCTGAGCGAACGAGATTCGCCATGTCACGCCAAATCCCTGCCCGGACACGTAGACACTCGGGCTGACCACGAACCGAGCCTCCATGCGCTTTGGAAACACCTGAGCCAGATTCTCAGTTGTGAGCGCAATCGTGCGACCAGTCGAGTCAACCGCCTCCATGCTGACCTTGCCGTCCCAGACCGGCACCTTCATTCTGAAGCTCGGTGGCCACTTGCCATTCGGCACCCATGCACCATCGACCTTGTCAACCGATGGGCTGACGAATGCCTTCATGCTGTCACGCAGCACATCCTCCTTGCGAACGCGGCCGAACCACTGAGCTGACTTCTCAACTGACGTCTTGAGCAGCTTCTCCTCGAGATCCTTGAGGAAGTTGTAGAGCTGACCGACCTCACCAGCATCGGCCGGTGCGCGCTCCTTGGCGAACTTGTCACATCCATCGAGGCTGGCCATCATTGAGTAGTTCGTGCCGTTCTCGCTCTCCTTGATATTGATGCCCATTGCATAGCGCATTTTAGGAATCCTGAGCTGAAGGTTCTGGTTGTTGTAGCGAATCGGAACACTCTTGCTTCCATTGTTCTTGTTCGTGCGCAGGTCGCCGAAGGAGATCTGGTTGATATCGAGCGTGTTGACGTTGACGATGGCGTTGACTGACATTTTAGAGTATGCTATCTATACATTTGTTACCTTTAAGTTCCATTTTTTTACCTAACGTTTTTTGACTCTGTTACCTAAACAATAATTATAATAACAAAGTAATGCCGAGGTGTATCGCCTTCCAAAACAAGACAAGTGACCTTCAATGTTCTTCACACTCTCTCTTCGGACATTCCTTATGCGGTCGGCATTCAAAAGCCAAGTCACCAAAACTCTGGGTTCCAAGAGAGAGTCGAGAGACACGTGCTGCTAGAAAGATTCAGTCCATTGTTCGCGGATGGTTTATAAGGAAGTACCTTCGCAATTGCGGTCCCGGAGTTCTGCATCGAGTTGATCTAGCAAACGAAGAGGATGTGATCACGTATGAAGTAGCTAACCGAGTGTCTCCGCTCAACTACTTTGCCTTTGTTGAGAACGGCAGGACGTGGTGGTTTGATTTTTCATCGATCTGGCATTGGGGTACAAAGTCTTTGGAACCTCACAATCCGTACACGCGAGTTCCTCTTAGCACTGAGACACGCAAGAGGTTACGAGAGATGTGGTTTCTTCGAAAAGCACGAGGATTACCGATACCAGAGAATGATGAAACAAATCTTGAACGGTTGAAGACTAGAACGAACACAGTCTGCCAAGTCTTTGTTGACAATGGCTTTACCGAGATAAACCCCGAGCACTTTGCTAGGTTGACAAAGCAGGATTACGTGGCTATGTTTTACATGATACGAGCTGACCTTCCCACATCATTTAGCAAACACAATCGAGGAGGAGAGATTGCACTTATCATGACTAGCTATATGTTGTCTCCTGCGTCACTGGCTATGTCAGAAGCTCTCTACAGACTGACAGCTCTGCGAGTTCTTTTACGTATCATGACGGCTCATAAGGACCCATACGTACTAGTCTTCATCGTCTTATCCGCTCTCTTTCGTTGTTAAAATGGATTCGTTTTCGTTAAGCTTTTAGGTTTCAAAATGAATATATTCATCCTATCTACGATTCCCCGCGATGCCGCCGAGGCTCATTGCGACAAACATGTCGTCAAGATGATTCTCGAAACAGCCCAACTACTCTATTGTGCTCACTGGATGACGAATCCTACTGGGCTTCTTGCTACAGCCTATCGCAAGACTCATCCCAATCACCCATGCGCGATTTGGGTTCGCGAGTCCAAAGCAAATTACCGCTGGCTTTGCGAGCTCGGAGACTGTCTTTGCAAAGAATACACGTACCGCTATGGAAAGACTCACAAGACATCGGCTCACCTAGAATGGCTTGCCGAGAATGTGCCGCCACTACCTGATGTTCCAATGACTCCTTTCAGAATGGCCATGCCTGACGAATTTAAGCATGAGGATCCTGTCGAAGCCTATAAAGCATACTATCTTGGCGCCAAGGAGCGAATGTTGAATTACACCAGACGCCCCCCTCCCCCTTTTATAGAAAAGAAAAGGGCTTACATGACCGCCGATGGTAAGAGTATACCAGTGCGTTAAAGATGTCGTCCTCTTCTTCTGTTTCTAAGTCAAACAAGATGCCCGCGAAGAAGTCCGATGCCCCGAAGGTCACGAAGGCCGCCGAGCCCACCCCCGTCGCCGCCGCGACCCCCGCCCCGAAGGCCGCGAAGGCCCCCAAGGCTCCCAAGGAGCCCAAGGCCGCTCTCCCCGCGAAGGCGGCGGTGACGGTCCCGACTGTCGCCAGCCCGACGGTTGAGTCGACCCCGGCGGCGTCGTCGGAGTCCCAGCTCGCTGCACTGGCGGAGCAGCTCAAGACGCTCAGCACGGAGCTCTCGACCCGCGTGCGCGATGCGGTGCGCGCCGTTCAGGAGGCCGCCAAGTCGGCCAAGCGCGAGGCCCGCGATTCCAAGAAGAAGAAGCGCCGTGACCCGGCGACGATGAACCCGGAGGAGCGCAAGGCTTGGGAGGCTCGCCGTGCGAACAACGCCTTCCTCGTTCAG